GAAGATTTTAGCAACGATTTGTTTAGAGATTGTTTGAGACAATTCGTTAACAAGGATAGATTCCATTTTTTGAACGATATCCATACCTGTGTTAGCTTTGATGTCTTCGATCTCAGTTCTTCTTAAAGCTGAAGATACTTCGATAGTACCAACCGCGATAGTTTTAGAAGAGATTTTTGGCCCGATAACTCCTGCGTAAGAATCATCGTCTTCTTTTCTTGACATTGGGTAAGAACCTTGTGCAGATCCAGAAGGAACGCCACCAAAGTTTGTAGAGAATCCTGGGATATGGTCTTCTAATGCAGAAACTAATTCGATTGCTTTAACAGAATCGTTAGTAACAGCAACACCAGCGATAGCGGTGATTTGAGAAACCATAGATGCTACAGGAGTAAATGTGTTTCTTGTTTGATCGAATGACCATGCAGTAGCGAACGTGTCAACTCCTGTGTGTGCAGTGTTTGCTTGTCTGAAAGCTCTGAACATTGGAAGTCCGTCGATCCTAGAGAATCCTAAGAATTCAACAACACCTTCGTATGTGCTAGCAGGCGCTACAGTAGAAACTGTACCTGTCAATCCACCTGATTGAGTACCGCTCGCGTTAACAGTGAAGAAGAATCTTCCGTTGTTTAAACCGCCTGTGTTTTGGCTGATAGTAGAACCGTTTCCAGTCAACATTGCAGCTTTGATATCAGCGATGTTAGTAGCGTTCAATTTGAAAACTTGTGGTCTTTCGTCAGATGCACCTAATCTAGTGTCATCGTATTGGAAATCGATGTAAAGTAAGTCGATTTTCGGACCTGGAGTCGGCTTAACAGCAACTAAGTCTAAACCGATTGTTTGAGCAGCGATTTTCATTGCTACTGGCAATAAGTTTTGACCTACATCTCCTGAACCAGTTAATGCACCAGCCGTGTTAGCGCCAGCCCAATTTCCAGTTTGTCCTGCATAAGCAGCTGGTTGTGCTGCTAATACGCCGCCCATACCTGCAACGTTAGATGCGTTAACGTATGCGTTTTCGTTGATTGAGTGGAACTCAGCGTATTCCGCCATCCATTCTACTCTATCACCCGTAACTCCCATGTTCTCAAGAACTGGAGCCCATTTCTTAGTAGCTTTCGCTTTGTCTATTCTAATGTGTGACATAATTTTTTTGTTTTTTTGTTTTTTTTTTCAATAATCTATATATATCGCCCAAAAACCTTATTTTTACAGGTGTGGATTTTTTATAGATTAGATGTTTCTGAATCTCTCCATAATTGCAGTTACGTCACTGTCAGACAGCCTATCTTCTTGGATAAGTGCTTCGTGAGAAACAAGCTTTTTAGATACTGATTCATTTTTTTTGAGGTTTCTAGTCGCCCAGAAATGCTCGATTTGACCTTCAGTTTGAAGAACTTCAGCTGGGTATAATCTAGCTTGTGAAAGGATAGATTTCTTAGCGGATTCATTCAACTGATTCCAGATAGCCTTAGTGTTTTCAGGCATCATTCTGATTACTCTTTCTTCAAGAGTTTCGTTTTTAGTAGATAGCGCTTCAGAGATCAAAGACAATACTTCTTTTTGAGTGAAGTAGCTGCTTTCGTTTATGTGCAGTTTTACTGTCTCTTGTTCTTCGTTAGTCAAAGCATAGTAGCTATCAACTTGGGATTTAGATAAGAATTTCAAGAAATTCAAATCAGACGTCTCAGAAACTTTACGTTTTTTAGCTTCTTCGATCAATTTATCAATAGATTCAGACAATTCAGAATCAGAGTGTCCGTTTACCTCATGGCTATTTGGTCCACATTCTTCTTCTTCTTCTTCATCTTCATTATCTTCGTGTGCGTGTGCATGGTCAGGCGCTATTTCAGCGATTCCATTTTCTTCTTCTTCTTCATGTCCGTGAGCTTCCTCTTCTTCCTCTTCTTCAAGATTCTCGAAACCTGCAGCGTTCAATGATGGGAATGCTCCTTCTGATTCGTTTAATCTGCCACCATTCAATTTCTCAACGATCAAGCCTTGATAGTTGATAGATTTGTCTAGGTTTTCAGCGATATATTCAGAGTAAGCGATGTTGTCATCTAAATGTTCAGCGATGTATTCAGAGTAAGCGATGTTGCCTTCAACGTGCTCAGCTAAGTATTCAGAGTAAGCAATAGAGTTATCAACGTGCTCAGCGATATACTCACCATAAGCGATAGACTTGTCTAGGTTTTCAGCGATATATTCAGAATAGGCGATGTTCTTGTCTAAGTTTTCTGCCAAGTATTCAGAGTAAGCGATGTTCTTGTCTAAGTTTTCAGCAACATATTCTGTGTAAGAAATGTTTTTGTCAAGATTTTCGGCAACGTACTCAGAGTAAGCGATGTTCTTGTCTAGGTTTTCAGCAACGTACTCAGAGTAAGCGATGTTCTTGTCTAAGTTTTCTGCTAAGTATTCAGAATAGTTTACAGCTTTTTCAAGATTCTCGGCCAAATAGTCGTTATGCTTGATTAATTTTTCTGTAGTTTCTTTCAAAGACTTGTTTTCGTTTACCATGATTTGAACTTTCTCAGCTAAATAGTCTAAATACTTAACCACTTGTGAGTTTGTATTGTTCAATTCATCATAATACTCAAGCAATTGCTCAAGCTTCTTAGGGCTCATATTGCCTTTAGTGATGGCGTTCTTAACTTCTTTCTTAGTCGACGCCAACTCTTTAACCAAATACTGTGAGTAGTCAGTCAGTTGTTGTTTAGTAACAAATTCGTTTTTGTTCATGTTAAATAACTCTTCGGTTTTTGACTCGTTGGATAGATCGTATATCCTAAAGTTAGATTGTGGGTTTTTGTAACCAAGTGACTCATTAAGAACCTTCACGCTCATTTTCGCCGATGCAAAACCTGGGTCAGCAACGATGTCATAAGTGAATAGCTTTTTTAATGATACAGTGCCATCAGATTCGGTAATGCCCGCAGCTCTTGATGAAACGAAAATAGGACAGCCATCGTCAACCAACGACTTTGCCTCTTTTCCCCAATAAGTGCTCAATAATCTGATTTCACCTTCAACCAAGTTTGATTCTTTTACGTAATTCGCTTTCGTGATCACGTGAGAAGCTCTTGAAAGAGATGTATCGAAGACGTCTGGGTGATCGAATTCACCGTAGACAATACCTAGATTGTTCATCCTTTCATTCATCTCCTCTAAAGCAGGAAGGAATTTTGCAGCAGTGTAGATTCTCTCGTTTCGGTTTTTAACGCCAAATTCAGTGAATGTACCACCCAAAATATAGTCCTTCTTACCAGCGCCTGAACTTTCTCTTACAAGAGAGTTCGTTGAATTTTCTACAATTAGAACTGGTTTCATGAAATAGTTTGTTTTTTTTTGTATAATTATTAGAGTATATATAAACCATAAAAAACATAGAAATTACAAAGGCGGACTTTTTATGGACAAACGGGAAAGCCGGCATTTACAGAAAAAATAATTTGACATGATCCTAAACTAAACCATGTTTTATCATAAAATGATTAGGTGGATTTTTTATATCCAGAAACAAGCGAAACATGATACTTACCAGAGAGATTGAAATAAAGATAAACGAGTCTAACTATCAATATTATGAAGACTTGGGCTACGACATTTCGATCGGAGAGATGATAACCATACCGGTGGAGCTGCTACCGAACGGATCGCACTACAAAGTCAAATGCAAATGCGACGGATGCGGGATAGAAAAAGAAGTCATCTACAAAAACTACCTGAAATACGACAACGAAAAATGGGGAGACTACTCCTGCAGGAAATGCTCAGAGGCGAAGAGGAAAGAGACGCTGAGGAAGAATTTCGGAGTGGACTATCCTATACAGAACAAAAAAGTATTGTCGAAGATGAAGAAAACTCTGATAGAGAAATACGGAGTCGACAATATCTCAAAAAAGAACAAATCAAATGAATAGAATCAAAGAAGGAGACACATTCGAAGCTCAAATAGAGTTCTCCACGTCAGGAAACGCCTGCATAAAAGTCGAAGGAAAAGAAATCTTCATACACAAGAAAAAGACAGCCAACTCGCTGCACATGGACACCGCGAGAGTAGAGATATTCAAAGGCCAGAAAAAGATGGAAGGAAAAGTATTGGAAGTCATATCCAGATTCAAGACGGAATTCGTAGGCACTGCACAGGTCAAAAACGACATGGTGTTCGTAATACCGGACAGCCCGAAGATGTCGGTAGACTTCTTCATAAAGGGAAAGTCGGATGTAGAAGACGGGCAGAAAGTGCTCGTAGAGATGATAGACTGGGAAATAGGAAGGAAATCCCCAAGAGCCAAGATAGTCAAAATACTCGGCTTCGTCGGAGAAAACAACGCAGAGATGAATTCCATAATGTACGAATATGGGCTGCCGGTAGACTTCCCGCAAGAAGTCATAAACGAATCGGAGCTGGTTCCTGAAATGATCACAGAAAAAGAGATAAAATCTAGGAAAGACATGAGGGGAGTGACGACCATAACTATCGATCCAGTAGACGCGAAAGACTTCGACGACGCCATATCAATAGATATGAGAGATCCGAACAACGTGCAGGTAGGAGTTCATATAGCGGACGTCGCGCATTATGTCAAAATCGGAACCGAGCTAGACAAAGAAGCATTCAAAAGGGCCACTTCGGTATATCTGGTAGACAGATGCGTCCCTATGCTCCCAGAAAGGCTATCCAACGGCATATGCTCGCTGAAGCCAAACGTAGACAGGCTTGCGTTTTCGGTAGTATTCACGCTGGACAAAGACGGGAAGATCAAAGACGAATGGCATGGAAAGACCGTCATACACTCAGACCGGAGATTCGCGTATGAAGAAGCTCAAGAGATAATAGAAGGATTCGACGGAGACTACTTCAGAGAAATCAGGATGCTGGACTCTCTCGCAAAGAAGATAAGAAAGGCCCGTATAAAGAACGGATCCATAGAGATGGGCGGAATTGAAGTAAAGTTCAAGCTGGCAGACGACAACAAGAAGCCGATAGGCGTCTATTTCAAAGAGCAGAAAGACGCGAACAAGCTGATCGAGGAATACATGCTGCTGGCCAACAAATCCGTCGCGAGGCTTTTGGCGAAAGACCAATGGCACAACGTATATAGAGTGCACGACAAGCCTAACGAAGAAAAGCTCGCCTCGCTTCAAAGCGTATGCACGAACTTCGGATATACATTAGAACTGGACGAAGAAGGCGATGCGCTGAAAGGAAACCTGAACAAGCTCCTGAAGGAGATAAAAGGAACTCCCGAAGAGAACATGATCGAGACTCTGGTTACTAGATCGATGTCGAAGGCAGTCTATACGATAAAAAACATAGGACACTATGGGTTAGGATTCACTCACTATTCGCACTTCACTTCTCCGATCAGGAGATATCCTGACCTGATAACGCACAGGATACTGTTTGACAGGCTCAATAGCGGAAAGCAAGGAAATCCTACGAAAATAGAAGAACAGGCAAAATGGTGCTCGAGCAGAGAGCTAATCGCTGCAAAAGCGCAGAGAGACTCTATAAAGTACAAGCAAGCAGAATATCTTCAGGACAGAATAGGCCAAGTCTTCGAAGGAATAGTCACAGGCGTGATGGACCGAGGAATATATGCGGAAATATCAGAAAACAAATGTGAAGGATTGATAAGATTGGAGACATTGAACGGAAAATGGTCTGCAGACGCAGACAAATACCTGGCATACAGCGATCTTGGAGAGCAGATAAGGCTAGGGGATCCGATAAAGGTAATCGTCAAGTCAGTAGACTTGGAGAAAAAGCAGATAAACTTCTTGAGATTCTAAAATGGGCCAGCTACTATATAAAGACGACCATGAAGGCCTGAAGCTGTTCGAATATGAGGTTCCTATCGGGAAAAGCAACAATTCGCTGGACCATTATGAAGACCTTATGTCTAAGTACGGAGAATGGACCTCTTTCAAAAGAGAGGTTCGACTTTCCGGCCTTCTAGAATCCGGCAAAAGAGTTCAGTTCGACATAGAATCGATTTCCATAACCGTCCCTCTTGGAGAAGGCGACAGGATAGTTTCGGTTCAGTCAAGCGCGGTAAGCATAAAAAGCATGTCCTTCATACTGAAGGAAGACAAGATAGAAAAGCTGACCATAAAGTGCAAACCGCTAGCGACTCCTATGGGAAGGATAGTCCAGGAAATATTGGGCCAATTAGGAAGAATAGACATAAAGCCGCGGATCATAGACGGAAAAGTAGGATACTTCTATGTAGATGCACACGAAAGGCCAGCCGCATAAAAAAGCCACTCGTTTTGAGTGGCTTTCTTTTTTTCATATATCCTAGAATTCGAATTCTGCCCCTCCTTCTGCTGGAGCTTCAGGCGCAGCTTGTGCCCCACCTTGTGCCGATGCCTCGGGTGCGGCTTGCGCTCCCGCCTGAGCACCTCCTTGTGCTGGCATTTCTCCGCCGGCTTCTCCGCCTTCTGCAGGAGCGCCTTCCGCTCCTGCACCAGCTGCGCCAGCACCAGCGGCGTCTTTTGCCCAGTATTTCTGGTTTTCGGCCTTTTCTTCAGGAGTAAGCTTGAACACGTTGTCCATAATCCACTCGATATGGAAATATGGCTTATCGCCGTTCATTATTCCAGTAAGAGTGGTTATAGCCTCCGCCCTTTTTGCGAGGTTGTTTATCTTCTTCCATTCTTCGAATATCTGATTGGAATAGAAGACGATATCTATCTGGTTTAAAAGAATCTCGTCTTCCTTAAGCTCTGGAAACTCGATAAGCATCTGAAGCTTCATCGGCTTCACGATAAGCTCTTTGAAGTTTGCCCTAAGCCTGCTGATGAAGTTGTGGAACTTAACTTCGTCGTTAGTCAATCCGGCAGTATCCGCGACGAATGTTCCTCCTCCGCCTTCCGCCTCGAATCTCTGTATAGGAATCTTCGAAGCTCTCTTAAGCGCCTGGTGGAACCACTTAAGCATAGACTCTTCGTTCAAGTCATGCCCTGTAGGAGAAACAAGCTCCATGTTAGGAGTACCTGCGTCGCCTTCCGGAAACCATATCTGCTTGTTGTATGGCAAATGCTTCGCGCCGTTCAGCGTAAGCGTTCCCAGAGTGTCGTCCCATTCGACTTCTTCGGAGTAGTCGTGTATCAGCTGACCTATCTGCTCTTCAGCTCTTTGCCTAGAAAGGCCTTTGATCGGAATAGTGAATTTCTGATAGATTGTGGCGTTTATGACGTTGAACATTATCCTTGTCTGTTCGAGAATCTTCAGCTGGTTGTATGGCTTTATGAGTCCTTCTACATAAGAAGTCTCGGAATAGTCATTCTGTGTGGAATACGAGATGAACACTATCTGAGAATCCAAGAATATTCTTCTAAGCTGAGGATCTTCGGGAAACTGAATCCAAAGATGGCCTACGTTTGGCTCGTATGCAGGAACGAGAGTCTCTGGCCTAAGCCTGTTGAAAGCTATTATGTTCTTCTTCTTGTCGTCGTAGACTATCTCGACCGCGGCATATCCGTCGATCAAGAAGTCTTTCATCATGTTCCATGCGGTTATGCTGTCGGAAAATCCGAACTTGTTGTATATCTTCTCGAAGTATTCTTGGTATTTGTCTTTGACCTCCTGCGAATAGTCGTTTGAAATCGGTCTTGGCGAGCAGAAGTCTCTGTCGTCGTTGTAGACGATACACTCGTCTGCGATCATGCTGACCATATCTCTTATCTCGTCTTTGATAGAGTATTCTCTAAGTATCCTTCGCTTGTCGCCATATGCCTTGTCTAGGTAAGGAATAGACTTTCTGTTCAATACAGAAGCGACCGCTCTCTGAGAGAAGAAGTCGTACATTGAATTTCCTTTGGCGGCATATGGATCCTCGTTGATGCCGATACCGACCTGGTTCCTGACGACCATGTCGTCATAGTTCATGCCATAGTTCGACAATGTCCTCAATATCCGACTGAAGAGGCCTTTGTTCTCTACCGCGGAATTGACAAAGCCCATTCCCTGAGCTTCTTTGCTGTTATTGTAGTTATACGACGCCATTAAAATTATTTAAAATTTTAAGGTATATATAAAATAGCGAAGGCCTCTTCCGAGAAAAGGCCAACCATTGGCCTATCCACCACCATACTTTTTGAGGCTTTTTTGTATCCGGTCTATGTGTCCTTTCATCACTTTGTACTTTTCGGATATATCCTTGTTTATGTCATAGAAATCGTCTATCATGGCTTTCATCATCTCCCGGTTTCGCTCGGATTTTGTCTCAAGCTTCTTCTGCCATATGTCCATCAGCTTCTTCGGATCGTATGTCGCCTTAGGATGCTGGGAAAAGAAGAATCTAGGTAGCATCTCCATATGTATCTTGTGAACCTTCTTTATCTGTATGGCGTTGTACTCCATTAGCGCATATTCGAATCCGAACTTGACAAGCTCTTTGTACATTCCTGCATAGTCGACTTTGAGAAAGGAGTCCTTTTCGAAATGCTCTTCTATTATATAAGGGTCGAATATCAGCACGCGCACCTCCAAAGGTATGAAGTTCATGTTGACCGCAAAAATGACGATCTGATTGGCGAAGTTCTTCTGCTCTACTACGAATACAGGAGAATATCTCATCCAGTCAGAATCGTCTAGGTAATGGAAGAAATAGAATCCGCCTGCCTGTATATCCGTAGTGGATTTGGCAGTGACCATATCGTCGCTCTTGGAGTATTTTTCCGCGAAGAACATGGAATTGTTCCTGAAGTTTTCTTCGATTCCATTGCCATACACAAGCAAGCTAAGCCGCGCTCTATCTTCCAAAGGACTACTGCTCATAATGAAAAGTTTTTCTTTTATATATAAACAAAACAAAGCATATAATATGTTAAACTCAAGGCCAAGCAACACTAAATACCACGGCGGAAACTTCATTCCGACGAACAAAGACAAAGTGATCAAGCTGAACTCGCAGGGCGGAGTCTATTATAGAAGCTCTTGGGAAAAGAAGATAATGGTGTGGCTTGACCTAAAGCCGGAAATATTCCAATGGGGAGCGGAATGCCTCGAGATTCCTTATCAGATGACGCACTTCGAGAACGGAGACTCTAGGATAAAGGCACACAGATACTATCCAGACTTCTTCTACAGAATGAGAGGCACAGATGGCGTCTTGAAAGAAGTGGTGGTCGAGGTAAAGCCGATGAAGGAATATAAGATGGTCATAGCGCTGACCGAAGGAAAGCTCGAAGTTCC